GTAGCTAAAGAGTTTGCGGGTCAAATTACTTACTACCTTGCAGGTGGCCTGCGCGTCGGTGAGCAGTAGTAAGCGCTTCTTTTCGTCGGCGTCCTCGCATTCCATAACTCTTGTCTGTGCGTATAGAGATTCGGCCTGAAAGAGCTTCAGAAGCGCATCGGAACCGGGCTGGGTCATTAACTGCCGGAGGTTCAGGATTTCCTGTTCGCTTAGCTTTACTTCGTAGCGGGTCACGTGCCTGCGCCTATGTCGCCTTCCTGGTCGGTTAACGGCTTCATCGTGGCTTCAGTCATATGCTGCAAAGTCTTCTCTGCTGCGCGGCCTAGCGACTGGTCAGCTATCTGTTGCTGCTTGCCTTGATCCTTCTGGCCTTGCAAAGCCTGCGCCGCCTGGAGCTTCCCGGCTTGTAATGCGGCTTGCGAGTTGGCCTGCGCCTTCTGCTTTTCTTCCTCAGTCATGTCACGGAAGAAGCTCTGCGAGTACTTGAAGCCGGCAAGTTGCGCCCAAGTCTTGAAGTAAACCTCAAAATCAAATGTTAGGTTCTGTTGCTCCGCGGCCTGCATGATTGGAGGCGTATTCACTGTCTGTTGAATGAATGGCATAAACTCAGCCATCTGTTTGCGTGGGCCAAGATGTGAGCCTGCAAGCACTTGATACTGCACTCGGGCGTTGCGGTATGCGATGTGATCGAACTTGCTGTAATCATGCTCCATGTCGTCATCGAGGATTTCCCGCAGCGTGCGGGTGGGCAGGCGCTTCGAGTTCATTTCATCCATGATGTAGAGCCAAGGAATGAACACTTGACGGATGAAACGCTCCAGAGGCCCGTCGAGGCGTCCCGCCTGAGCCTGACCGACGAGCTGCGCCCCGGTTCCTGATCTAGCGCCCGTAGCGCGTCCACCAGATACCGTATTTCCCTGACCGAACAACTCATTCGCGCCCGACGTAGACGCTGCACTATTTTTCGCGGCTTCAATGGCGTAGACGAGTGACTGATCGACTTTCGGCTGTTCAATGAGTTTGAACGCTTCATTTACTGGCCCTTCCACGGAGATGATTGAGCCCAGGTCAATCTTGATGTCTTGGGAAATTGCGTTAAGAGGTTTCTGACGGACGTAAGACGGCCTTGCGATGAATGCAAGGATGTCTAGATATGCATTCAGTACGCCCTTTTCGACCTGTTGATCAGGCCCGACAAGTTGACCAAGCCCTTGTCCATAACCACAAGATGGCAGGGTTCGCCATGTACTAGACAGGTATGGGACTGCCCCGAAATCATGCTGTTCATTTCGAATAAGCAGGAAGCCGTGGGAGTTGTTGAGGGCGACTGTAACCCTGTGTCCGTCCCATCGTTCGAGTAGTTTGAGCTTTCTTGCGTACGGATCGGACGAGTCATTGACTTCCCTTCCCTCTGCATGGGCGAGCCATGCCCGCATCTGATCGGGTTGGCGTTCGGATATATCTCCAGGGGTTGCTTCCTCTGCGGTCGGAGGAAAGAATAGCGCTTCCAATTGTTCCCTTGATGGGATGTCATAACCCGGAGTATCTCGCAACACATCCAAGTCATCGAAGGTTACGTAATCAGTATCTATGACCCACGGACATTTACGGATGTCGCCTTCGTTCCACGTGGGAGCGCAAACCATATACCGCAGATCGCGCCACTTGAGCCACGGTCGGTGAATGTCTTCGTCTTCGTAGGTTAGCTCGAACTCATCGCTTTCCGGTGTGTCAACTTCCTTGCTGCCGAGAGGAGTATTGAACTTTTCCTTTTCCCCTTTGGCCTTAAAGACTGGCACCTTCTTAGTCGAATCCAGCCAGCCATACTTATAAATCTGCGTTCCGAGATGCGCGCATTGAAACCAGCCCTTGTCGCACTCAATGTCAAATTCCATCTCTCGCAACTGCGTCTCAAGAACTGCTTCCTTGGCCCACATTACTTTCTGATCCAGCTTCGGGTTAGGCAGAAGCATGAACGGCGTCTCTTCAAAGAACAGAGCGCCATGAACCTTGGTTGTAACTACGTCGATGATGTTGGAGAGCGTATAACGCGGGACGTTAGCCTTCGCTGGATTGAAGAAGAAAGTATTGAGCCAGGGCTGCTGTAGAAGCTGATCGGATACAGTCCACAGGTGCGTGAAGTCCAGCAGGATCTTGTCGCCTTCACCGATCTCCAAGTCCTGCTTTAGAATCTTTAGCGCGGCTTCGTCGTCATACTTCCGGTCGGCTAGGGCATCCTCTGCTCCAAGCGAAATCTGCTCGCGCTCTACTTGCGCGTCTAATCCTTGCTGGACGAACTTGTCTAGGATGGCGTCAGCCATTTATTGACCGGGGAAATATCCTTCGGGCCTGATTTGGTTCACGGTTACTTTTGCAGGCATGGGAGCGAGGAAAGCTCGCACGGCTGCATCCTTGGTTTGAGCCGCTATCCATGCGGCGTTACTCGCGGCGTTGTTCAGCGATTGCAAGCCAAGTTCGAGGCCGGGTTCGGCAGGCTTCGGCAAGTCCAGGCCAGTCATAGGCATAACCATGCGCAGAAACGAAAGCATGTCGGGGCCGTCGTCGTGGCGCTTAGGATTCGGCATGCCTTTGAAGTCAGTAAACTGGCGGTACAGCATTTCGATATTGGGGATTAGATTCGAGAAGAACAGCCGGCCTCCGCGGATCAACGGCTCCAGCCCGCATATGCGAATGCCCTTCGCGTTCTTGCCCTTGTCCGTCTTGAACGCATGCACAGGAATGGCATAACCCCACGCGGTAGCATTCTTGATGACTTCTTGTTCCAGCCAGCTATTGCTAGTAGCTACGTACTTCTCAAACATGACTCTTTCGGGATTGGTTTCCTTGGCTAACTTGGCAATCTGGAAAGCTAATTCGGAAGGAGTGAACTTGTCCATTATCAGGACATGGAGATAGGCTATCCACTTTTGTGTGTCAATGGAGATGAAGCCTCCACAACTGTAGTCACTTCCCTCCGAATCTGTAGTCGCCACATCCCAGAAGTTGTACCGCTTGAACGCGTTATTCTGCGGAACTTGCGTGGTTGCTGCGCGCAGATCTTCCAGGCGAAACTTTACTGCGGGGCCGATGGCTAGCGGATCGTTTAGTTGTTGGAGGCAGAACGTTTCTTCATCGAGTAACAGCTTCTCACGAAGGAAAGCAAAGCCCTGTCGCTCCGGGAAAAGCAATAGGACATCTTGTTCGATAAGGTCCTTAAGTTTCTTACTCTTCGCATAAGGAAGAGGAGTCCAAGAAGCGCCACATAAGTATCGAGAATCCTTAAGCGTCGTCTTAACGTGCTCATATAAGTCTTCCTCGTGGTAGCGAGTGCCGATAAGCTCCAGAACTCCGTGAGGGTCAAGCAAGTTGGCCGTGGTCACGAACTTACGCATGATCTTGCTGCGTGAGCGGTGGTCGGCAATTGGCGTAGTGTCGGTGATAACGTCGTCGCACTTCAGAACGTCGCAATGCCAGCCGGAAGTAGAACCTAGGATCGAGATAGAGCCAAGCGTAGGCTCTTTCTGCGCCAGCTTACGCGAGGGGCACCAGTACTCTTGTGCTCCGCCGCGGTCGCTGTCCGTTTCCCTGTCAATTACAAACTTGGGGAATAGCAACTGGAACTCGGTAGGCTCGCGATCTTTCTCAAGAATGAATCGCTGTTTTATGTTAGGTACGAACGCTTCGCCTAGGCTCGACTCGCCTACCATGATAAGAATGCGAATGTCGGGGAAGTTGATTACAAATTGCGTGATGTCGTCCTCATCCAGCGAAGATTTATACGACCCGCGAGGGTAGAGACAGATTCCCTTTCGTCGGCCTAGCGGAGCCAGAGCTTCTATGGCGTCGTGGAAGTCTCCCAGAGTGTAGCGGCTGTCTTGCTGGAACGCTGGCTCAAACGGAGTCTTCTTCAGGAAGAAATCCACTACAGGCTTATGGGTTCTCTCGAACAGATCGCGGTGAAAGATGTCTTTCGATAGGAACCATAGGTCGGTTTGAGCCTTGCGACGCCGAGCGGAGTACTTGGCGGGTCCGCCACAGTCCTTGATGTACGCCTCTACTTCATCTGTAAACCGCTCGGAGGGCATTAAACTAAGCGGAAACCTCTTGGGATTCTTACTCTATAATCTCCGAGCATACGTACTATCTCTAACTTGTCTTCATCTACATAGGGCAATTCTCTTGCCCGCAAATTAGAATCTGCTGTTTCTTTTCTGGAAGTAGCTTGATTTTGGGATGCTTGCTCACTCCTAAAGCGGTGCTCGCAAGCGTGAAAATCAAGGCCGCATTTACTACATTTACGGGACATTTACTCAGCCATCTCCGCTTCGGTCGGCTTACCACCTAGCATTTCTTCTAGGTGATCGTGTAGAGCTTCCATATCCGGGGCGCCGTGCGTGGTGGCTTCAACTCCCGGCTTTACGTGGTGGTGAGTGATCTTGTGGCTACCGTCATGGTGATGTTCGATGTGAGTATGCGAGATGCCGTGCTTGCGTTCGTCTTTCATGCCCTTGGGCATCTTCGGCTTATGCGATAGTCCGTCCATCATCGGCATTGCTGTTTCCATGTTTTACTCCGATTCCGATTCCCAGTGGTTACAACAACCATCGTATTCCACTGTTCCCTGTACTTTCTTGCATGGCCCGCTGCCTTCTTCGCTACCCATGTAGTATTCACAATTACCGCAATGCGTTGGTCCTTGCTCGACATACCCGGCTATAACTTTGCTGATCTTTGCGACAGGTACCGGGAGATCGGGCTTTACGCCATCGAATACCCGCCCATTGACGTACAATCCACAAACGCCGTGAGCTGGTTGAATGTCGCCATCCACTTCAATGCACTCACCTGGCCCTGATTCACTGCCGATAAACTTCCAGCAATCACCACAATGCGCTCCGACGTTGGAGCCTAGAACCGGAGTAGGAAAGTAAAGAACAATAGCCTTGTCTAGCTTGGCGGATGAGTCGTCCTCATCTTCCGCAGGCTTAGGCGCTTTCGGCTTATGAGAAAGCCCGTTCACTTTGCTTTTGCCTTATAACGACGCACATAGCCTTCGCGGTGCGTCTCTTTCTTCTTGGCAGGGAGCTTGGAAAAGTCGGTGGCGGCGGACCATTCCTTCAGGCCCGCCTTGCCACCAAACTTTTCAGGATGAGCGTAGGCGTAGCGTTGCTGCGCCTTAGACTCGAACGGCATAACTAGTCGTCAATCACCTGGAAGGTTTCAACCACGAACTTGAAGTTCGTGCCGACCGTCCCGCCGCCAGTGTTGCCAATGGCGAACTTGATGCACGGTTCGGTGTTGAAGTTGATCGTGGATACCGGAGCAGTCAGCGCGGTACGAATCTTGTATGCCGTGCCTACTGCCGATTCAGCTTCACCCGTGAAGGTGCCGGAAACCTGATCTCCGATGATGTTGGCGTAAATGGCCCAAGGAATCGCTGCGCCAGCCGCCGCCGTGCCGGTATAAGCCAGCGTGCCGGCAGTGGAGGTGAACAGCGGTTTGGTGGTTACGGTTGCGAGTGAAGCATCTCCGTAAAGGATGGGCTGCACCGTAGCCGTGAAAGTACCAGGACCCGACTGCGCGTATCCCGCGGCATACACCTGAAAGGCGTTAGCCGAGAAACGTTGCGAGCCGGGAAGGGACAGAATCAAGTTGCCGCCAGCCGTCAACTGCACGACTTGCGACGCCGCCGTAGAAGTGAGGTTCGCGGGCGGAGTGAATTTTAGTTGGTCAACAACTATTGCCATGAATCACCGATAACCGCGCTCCACTGACCCATGTTATGTAGTCTTTAAGCCGAAGCCATGTGAAGGCGGGTAGTTGAACTGCCTTTTGAGGGGACCGAAGCCGCCTCAAACTCATTCTCCCTGATTCTCCCCACTTCTCCCCGCTTTGCGGGTATGGAGGTGGGCCATTCGCCGGCCCGAATTGCTAGAATTAGGGAATCAATCGCCTTTTCCGCGTCCATTGGCGAGGTACTAGGACCGTTGCGGTACTTCTTGAGGTGCGGACCCCATTCGGAGGCGAATTTCCAATCTTCCGGGGCTGTTAGGATCACGGCGGTATCTTTACCCATGCCGAGAGAGAGCCAAAGCGTGCCGCAATCAACTGTAACCATTGCGTCGAGGTGGTCTAGTATGATGGCTGTCTCTTCCCAGGTCGAAAAAGGCACATTCATGACCGGATGGGGCATCTTGTGGCCGTGCTGCACGTTAACCCAGCAGATTTTGTCCGCTGTGAGGCATACCAGCCGCATTGCCTGCCCTTCCGTGAGGCTGCGAACCTTCAAACCGCCCTGGTAAAGCTCATTGGCGTTCCAGCAAAGGCCGACAATTGGCCGGCCAAGCGGATCGGTCATCGAAATGTTGTTTTCCGGGGCGGTAAAGTACGTCGGATAGTCTGGGATAGTAGTGGATAGTTGCCCCAGTGGCCCTGGAAGTGCAAATACGGTAGTCCAATGGCTAGGAGGCGGTGAAAACTCCTTTTTCCCGCTTTCGCCCATAGTTTTTTCCGGCCCAATCCACGGCAAGCGGTCGTATAAGGGCTTGAGTTCGTCGTAGCAGAAGAAACTCCACTTGATTCCACGACGGGTAAGCTCCGGCAGCCAGCGGGTATAGTTGATGCGGTCGCCAGCGCCGCCTTCGTTGATGACCATTAGGTGCTCGGGAGTCTCTTTGCCATCCCAAAACTTGCATTCGTTGGGAAGGGCGATAGAGAACTTGGCTGCTTCCGCTGTTCCGCGCACCTGGTTATGGATCTTCCAGCCCCGCTTCCAGTCTCCGTTACGGAGGTACTCTTCCGCAGCTCCCATGCCTATGAAGGCAGAAGACTTATCGAGTTCCCAAGCCTTGAAAATGTCTTTCTGCGCCTTCTCAAACTCGCCAAATGCCCGATAGAACATCCCGCGGTTCTGGTAGAAGGTCGCTCTGGCTGCCGGGGCTATCAGCTCGGGCTCGCTGTCCGCGGCCTCGATCATCTGGTTGATCAGGTCCAGGGCTTTTTGCGTCTCTCCCACGGTGTGCCAGATGCAACAAAGCATGTTGCCGTGCCGAAGGTCGGGCTTGAGCCGGAACAACTCTTCGTACTTGCCCTTGAGCTTCTTGGCTTCCTCGACCGTAAGCGAAGGATCGCCAGATCGTTCTTCCTTCGGAGCGATCAGAAACATCTAGTGAGATTCTCTATCCATCGTTCCACTACAGCATCTCGGTGAATTGGCTGCGGGGCGGGTTGCGCCATGATATGAACAATCTGGTAGAGCACAAAGGCTGTAAGCAGGAAGAATTGACAGCGGTTACTCATGGCTTTTACTCCCATCTCCGCATCCACTTCTCAAGGCGCTCCCGCTCCGCTCCTTGGGCCGAAGCGAACCACTCAAACGTCATGAATGGCCACTCTCCGACGTGGGGATACAGGTCTGGCCGGCAGCGAGCGCATTTGCCATCTGGACACCAACATGCCCGCTTGGTTCTAGGCGTACCACATCCGCATCGTCGTGGTGGGTCGAGAACTCTCTGAGTACCGCCCCCTTTAGGCTTCCGAACCTGTGTGGCATGCCGCGTGGGATGCTCCGCGTGTCTCCCTTTCGGAATATCCTTGGCTCGGCGTCCGCCACTAGGCTTGTCTGAATGAAGCATTCGCCCTCGATAACGTAAAACGCCTCATCCTTAACGGGATGGTAGTGCAGCGAGCACTGCATGCCGGCATCAATGAACAGGTACTTGACGCAGGTTTCCTCATTGACTAGTACTACCTCTAGTCCCCAAGCCTTCTTTACGGTTTGCGCCATACCACGATGTAGGAATCCAGCTCCGGCTTTATGCCTAACCCATGTAGAATCAATCTTGTAATGGCTGGCTTGCCGTTCTGGGCGTCGAACGAATCATCGGAAGCGATCAGGCACCCGCTGGGGAGCCTACTCCAGATGGCCCCCAACTCCGCGGCCTGGTGCATGCAAGAATTGATCCGCGTCTCTAAGGGCTCCGGATAGTCGCAGGAGTCCAGATACACCAGCGTCGGCGGATCGTTCCAGGCCCGAAGGAAAGACACCGAATCGTAGCAAACCGCCTGCATCTCTTGGCAAAGCCCGCTGGTAAGCTGAACGGCGTTCATGTCCACATCTACGGACACGCCTCGCCCCGGCTTATGCCGCAGGATCCAATCCCATACCAGGGTTGAGCAGCCATCGCCCGCCCAATTCCCAGGACGACGCATCGTTCCAGCCTCTACAATCACCGGGCGAGTACGCTCTAGCTGATCCTTGGCGATGTAGGAAAAGCCTTCCCAGCGCCCCGTATGCCCCAGCAATGGCCTGAATTCGGCCTCCCAGCGGTCGTAGAGGCTGGGCAGGGGCTCAAGCTCGGCTTGCAGGGCTAGGCTAGTACTCGCTGGCTCTACCGTAAGTCCTTGTCTTTGCGCCCATGTCGGCCCGCTGGCCATACTCAATTGTCGCCCTTGCGTTCTAGCGCTTCGTCGATGTCCGTAGGCGGGGTGCATACCGGGCCGGTGACGACCTTCCCGCGGATGATGCACACATCGTTGAACTTGCTGCTGGTCTTGTCCCCGATGCCCCAGGCTCGAGGATTCAAGATGGTGGCCTTCGGGGATGGCTTGGCAGGCTTTAGCGTGATGTAGGCGCCTAGGAGCAAGAGCAGGCTGGCTAGGAGTGCTCTAAGCCGGATGGTGTCGTAGGTGGTGTCGTACAGGGGGTCGTAGGTGGGAAAGGCAGGGTCGGGCAGTTCGGTGAAAACCGTGACTGAGGCACGCCCATCACCAAACTGACCTACCCCCTGGGGCGACCTACCCCCCGCCCCTGCCTGGCCTTTCGTAGGAATGTTTCGCTTTTGCTTCGCTGGCGAAGAGAAAACGAAGCTCATTGCACGCCTTGCAGAATCTTGTCTAAACGGTTAACATTCAACAGTTTGGCATCGTTCGTGACTGACTTCTTAGGTCTACCGGGGCCATACAAGCCGATACACGCTGCCAAGATGCGTGCAGCCTCTATCCTATCGGAATAACAAGCCTTGCGACTCTTCATTACTACTCTGCAGGTCTTCATTATCGCCCTGGTGCACTCATCTACTTCAGCCATTTCGATCATTGCTCTACGGGCTTCCTATTGCTCTGTGCGGGCATTCTGGCGCTGGACTACGGCCACTATATATCGCGTCTGGTGCTGCGCTTTCTATCGGCTGCGACCCTCATACACTCTAGATGCTTGTCGCCATATTCAACGCAGGTGAAGATCACGCTGCCATCCTCTTGCTGGTTCCTGTGGTATAGCACTGGGATCGGCTGGTAATCGACAGGGCATCTGCCTGTAAACGTGATTGAACTTAGTGGCTTCATAGCTCTCCTATGCGGTCTGTAGCCGTATTGCCATGCCTTCTACTGACTCCAATAGCTCGACTGTGCGCTTGCCGTTGTGGTCGATGATGAACTTGCCGTCCAGGAAGCGCCTGAATATGCCAATAGGCTGAACGCGCTCGCGCAAGGGCTCAATAGCCTGGAAGCTGCGGAATACCTGTGGTTGTGCTGTGTAGCTATAGCGGAAGGCGTCTAGCTTGCGGATCTTCGATGTGAGCAGCAGCTCATCGCGCTCGGTTGTGCTGATATGCGCTCGGCTGCCGTCTGGGTAGAGGAGTAAGAAGCGTTTACTGGCCAATTTGGGGATAGTACGACTTACGGCACTTCCCGCTGCGATACGACCGACCGCTCGCAGGGTTGCGGGCTAATCTATCTCATATCATAGGCTTAACCTAGTACTAGTCAATCCTTACAAATGTACATCAAACGATGCATGCCTAAGTTCCCACATCATCTGCGCGGTAGTTCGATAGCCCATCCTTGAGCGTAGGTCGCATACCAGCCTGCGTACCCACCCATCATGCAGGTCAAGCTCCCAGGCTATCTCTTTTAGCGTCTTGCCGACCGCCAGAGCTGCTACTATTTGAGCTTCACGATTGGTTAGGGTCATGGTTTGACTTGGTAACGCATCCCGCTTGCTTTGGCATCATCTTGGCACTGACCGCCAATAACCGTTGTTTCGCACTGTGCATGCTGATTTCTGGCTGCATCTATCACGTTAAAGCCTGTCGCCGCGAGTCCTGGGATGCTCC